AAAAGCAGTGGTGTTATTACACACAAGTTTCTTGGACGACCGCGATGGCAGCGGACACCGTACTCTCGACGACCAATCATTCGATTGTCGGTTTCCAAACTGCCATGGGCAAAGGGTTCACGTACCCGCCCTTTACGCTCTGCGCCAGCTATTTCAAGTTTTGGCGTGGCGGTCTCCGCGTCAGATTCAAGTTAGTTAAGACTGAATTCCACTCCGGGAGGTTAATGATCACATACACTCCCACTTTCCATGGTGCAGCAATCGGTTACACGCCCACAGCAGCCGAATACTTGCACAGGGAAATTGTGGATATCAGAGATGCGTCCGAATTTGAATTTGAAGTTCCGTATGTGTCTCCCGAACTCTACACTCTCGTTGGCGACGTGGTTGGCGTATTCACAGTCGCAGTTCTCGATCCCTTGATCGCACCGAACACAGTTGCCTCAACCGTGCCGTTGTTGTTTGAGGTGTCTGGAGCTGACGACCTCGAGTTCGCGTTTCCCGACAACGAGGGACAATACTCAGCACCAATTGAACCATATGCACCCGCTGTTCCTATGAGCGGGTATGTGGCTGTCCCACCAGTTGTGCTGGGCAGTACGAGTTCAAGTCACGAACCGGCCGCAACCGCAATCGGAGAAAAATTGAAGTCTTTCAGGCAGCTGTTCAAGAGACCGTTGTTGATCGGAGATTTAACCTGCACGACGTTGTTTGGTACTCCCTTCTACACCTATCTCGTGAGCCAAGGTGTTGCCTCTAATGCCGACCCACTGGTTAGATCAGTGGACGGATTTAAAGCGAACATGATTGATGTTCTCTCTCCGTCATTCCTCTTCTCAAGTGGCTCTCTGCTAATTCGAGCAATGCCCTTAGCTAATACGAATGACTTCTACGAAGTCTCCCTTGCCTATTCCAGTGCCCGAGATGGTGCTACTCAATGGTATAGCACCGCTTATCAAGCCCCTCAAGCTGATCGCGCTGTCCATTATGTCCGAGCTGACATCGATGGCGCGGTAGACGTGATTGTCCCTAATTATCATCGTCACATCGCGAGGGAAACTTTCAACCAAATGGCGAACTCTGCAGTGACTGCGACAGGAGCCGTCGGCGCAAATCCGATGGTTCTTTCAGTTCAGAACATCACCCAACCCCTTGCTGCTACTAACAAGTTTAGAATAACAAAGAGCACGGGCGAGGATTTTAATCTGACTGGGTGGATGGGAACAGTACCTTATGTGCTGTCCACCACGTTGTAGGAACACCCGATGGCATCGGAAGCGAAAGCTACAAGCCGAAAACCGACTCTCTTATTGCTGAGGGAGAAATAAGTCAGCAACCTTATGAACATAGGTAATGTTCAGAAAATAACAAAAACACTACATGTGCACCCCCTGGGGGAGCGAATGACAATTCTGCCCCCGCCGGGGAACGACTCTGTCACACGCCCCTCCTGTTTTTTCCTTCTATTTTTGAAGTTTCGGAGTGTAGGTAATAAAATGTCAAAACCACAAAAATATTTTCTTTTTTAACTTGTTAAAAATCCAAAAACATTTTCAATTTTAGTCTTTCGTC